CTAATTTGGAAGAATTTTGATGGAAAGAAATACTGTAAGAAATGCTGGTCTAAAGAAAATAAACCAATTTTAGCACCAGCAAAAAAACCAGTAAAACTTAAGTCAAAATCTACTAAATTAGCAGCTCTTGAATCCTTGTATTCAAAGTTAAGAATTGATTATCTAACTAAACATTCTACTTGTGAGGCTAAACTACCAATCTGTACTTTTCAAGCAACTGATATTCATCATAAGAAAGGGCGTGGTCCCTTTCTACTTGATGTACCAAGTTGGATTGCTGTTTGTAGAGTTTGTCACACATGGATTGAATTGCATCCATTAGAAGCTAAGGAATTAGGATTATCAGAGAATAGGTTATGAATCAAAAAGATGAAATTCAGAAAGAGGCTTTAGCAGTAATAAAGAAACATAATAGAGGAACTATAGTTATGTCAATGGGTCTGGGTAAAACATTACTCGGACTCCTTGATATGGCTCAAAACTTTACTGAATATAGCTCATTCTTAGTTGTTGCACCTAAAGTCTCTATTTATAAATCTTGGATTGATGATGCACATAGTTTTAATTTAGGGTATCTACTTGATCATATTACATTTACTACTTATAGATCTCTATCTAAGAAATCTTTAGGTTATCAGAAAATATATCTTGATGAGTGTCATAACTTACTACCTACACATAAAGCATGGTTAAATAGTTATTCAGGTTCTATACTTGGATTAACAGGTACACCACCAACAAGTAGAGATAAAGTTAAACATGATTTACTATCTAGTTTCTGTCCTGTAGTATATACTAAGAGTGTATCTTTTGCTGTAGATAATAAGATTCTAAATGATTATAAAATTTATATACATCATCTAGACTTAGACAAGACAAAGAATACTAAGTTTGGTAAAGGCTTTGCATCAGAAGAAATCATTTATAAGTTTTGGTCTAATAAGTTAGCAGAAGCAATCAATAATCCAAGACCAAATAAACTTATGATACAGAATCTTAGTATCATGAGAATGAGGGCTTTACAATCATTTGCATCTAAAACTAATTATGCTAAAAAATTTCTTAATAAGAGTTCTGATAAAACTATTGTATTCGCTAATACCAAAAAACAAGCTGATGCAATCTGCAAAACTAGCTATTACTCTGGAAAAACAACTGCAGAAAAAAACCTAGATGATTTTAAACTAGGTAAAATAATGCAACTGTCTTGTGTACTACAATTGAGTGAAGGTATTACTATACCTAATCTTAAACGTGGTATTATCTTACATGCATATGGTAACAACAGAAAATCTTCTCAAAGAATTGGTAGATTATTAAGATTAAATCCAAATGAAACATCAGAAATCCATATACTATGTTATAGGGGTACAGTTGATGAAAAATGGACTAATGATGCCTTATCAGATTTTGATCAAACTAAAATTCAAATATTATGTTAAAAGTTGTAACAATTATTTATTCAATATTAATGTTTGAGGGTAGATGTGAAGAACGTTACTATAGTATTGAAAGAGATGAGTATGTAAATATTATTACAGAAATATCAGAAAAGAAAGCTATTGAGTATATGAATGAAGGAGCTGTTGTAGACACTCAAAGAGTATATTCAAAAACTGTATTTAAAAAATGGTTGAATTAAGCACATACGAAAAGTATTTATTAATGGCTTCTCAAGGGAATCCTATTAAACTTGCAATACTACTTAATCAAGATCTACACAAACAAAATCCTCAAGCGTTCACATTAATCCAAAAAAATGGACATGAGGACATTAATGTAGATATTATATTAAGTGTTGCAGAGAATATTGTAAACACAAAGACTGTATAAATAAAATTTTATTGGAATGACTTGTATATCTCAAAGTAATTTAATTCTTAAACTTAAAAAACAAAATAATGGCAACATTAACAGCAACACCAGAAATTGTAGAAAACAAAGTTGAATCTCAAAGCACTGAACTACATGTAAATAATGCAACATCAGGATTTGTATATATGGATAATGTTGGGAAGGTTCTAAACATTGCATTGAATACTGATGAGAATGTAATACTCTATGGTAAGGGTGGATATGGTAAATCAGAATTTACTATTGAATACCTACGTGAAATGGGTATTGATCCATATGTAATTACTATGGGTACAGGTATGACCACAGATAGATTATTTGGTGGTCTGGATTTACCTAAGTTTAACCAGTCTGGTAAGATAGAATACCTTGTAGATAATAGCTTCATGAATCACGAGTATGTGATCTTTGAGGAATTGTTTGATGCTCCTGATTTTATTCTTGAGCAATTGAAAGATATCTTATCATCTGGTACATTCCGTAATGGAACACAGATAGTTGATATTAAAACTAAAGTAATTGTTTGTTGTACTAACAAGACTCGTGAAGAGTTTGCTAAGAATAACTCATTGAAAGCTTTGATGGAACGTTTTCCATTAGAACTAGAAGTAAAGTGGGATAATCATAACCGTATTACTTATGAGAATTTGTTGCAAACTAAACTAGGTTTTGCAGATCCTTTGCTTACGTATATTCTAGAGCAATATGCTGTTGCCAACAGTGTGATCTCTCCAAGAATTGCAATTAAAGCAGCAAAGATTATTGCACAATGTGGTCCTGATTCATTGAATTTTGTTGCAGATTTTTCTGGTAAACCAGATATTCTTAAGACATCAATTGCTAAGTTTAAGAGTATTTTTGAGATTAATGAGCTTATTACAAAGCTTACAGATATCAAGAATAACTTTGATACTGCAGAATTAACAACTCTTCAAGATGTTAAGACTGCAATGGCAATTAATAAATCAATGCATTCTGCTATCACTAAGCTTAAAGCAATTAAAGCTGATGATACTTTGGTACAAACAACAAGTGAAGCTGTTAAAGCATTCACAACTGTATATGAAACAAACAAGAAGAAGCTTGATTTATTAATTTCAATAGACGAACTCAATGGGTAAGTATTTTAGTGGGTATACTGGAGGCAAGTCCTCCAGTAAATCCTATACCAATGACAACTATGGTTATGGTAGTTATGGTTATGGCTGGGATGATGATGTACCTTCTACTACATCTTATGGTGGTAGATATGGTTCATCTTATGGTTCTGGCAAATCTAGTTACAAAACTAGTTATGGAAATGGTTCAACTTGGAACTGGGGTAATTTTGGTTACACAAGTATTGTAGAAGATTCTGATGATGATTTATTTATTAAGAATCATGAGAGTTACTTTACTCCAAAAGATACTGATATCTCTAAGAAGTTAAAGTATCATAACAATACTGCTGCAAATCGTAAAGTTATTAAAGAGTATGCTAGATTCTTTTTTCACAAAATGATTGATGACAAGGAGTACTTTGATGAAAAGTTTAATGATGAATCTAAGCTATCGGAGCATGAGGTAGAGCAACTATCTCAAAAGAAGCAGATTTATGATGAACTTTGGGATAAGTATATTCCTGGTTTTACTCCATTAGAACAAGCTGTAAATGTATTTAATGAATTAATTGGTAATTCTCCAAATCCTGAAGAACTAACTGTTTCTGAGGCACTTGATAAACTCAATAAAGAAGGTGTTGAATTTCATGAAGAAATTTATAAAGACCCTGAAATTAATGAGTTACTTGATATGCATGAATTTAGTAAAGATTATAAATTTGAGATTATTAAATTTATTTCTATGATTAAGAACTTAGGTTCTGAATTCAAAATTGAAAAAGAAATAGAGGAAAGAATAGTACCAAATTCTAGAATCAATACTAAGAAAATCATGCGTGATTATTCTCAAGTATATCAAGCAGATTTGTATCAGAGATTAATGCCAACATTTGATGCTAAACTTCTAACTAAATCATTGGTTATTAATACACCAATTGATAAAACAGAACATAAGCAGAAGATCATTATTCTATTAGATTATTCTGGTAGTATGTGTGAAACTGATAAACAACAAATAGTTGTAGCAATGCTTGTAGATCGTTTGAGATATGCAATGAAAGGTGAAGCAGAAATATTCTTTAGCTATTTTGTACATGATAAGCATGAGTTACACTTTACTCATATTCATGATAGAAAATCTGCTTTAGATTTTTGGGCTACCTTTTCTACTGAACCTAATGGTGGTGATACACATCTTGGTGAAATGGTAAATCATATTAATAGTGAGATTAATGATTATAATAAATTATGTAATCTTAATATTGATTTGTCAAAAGAGAAACCAGAAATTCTTGCTATTAATGATGGTCAAGACAGTGTAAAAACTAAAGATTTTCCCTATAAAACAAATGCTATTTCCCTCATAGATGGTCTAAATGAAGAACTTAAAGAACTTTGTTTACAGAATGATGGTAAATATGTTTATGTACATAGTGGAGGAGATTTGGAAATGTTCTCAAATAATTCTTAAATTTACGGGGTTGTCTATAATGGGCAACCCCCTATTTAAACCACATGAAAACAAGCTACTACAACAGATACGGAGATAATATAAATTTTGAAAAGATTGATGATGACACAGTTGAAATGACTGGTTATAATTATGAATGGATGAGATATGGTTATCCTAATGTATATGATAATGCATATTCTGAATATTGTAAGGATAATGAAAAACCTATAAGTTTGATAGATTTCAAATCAAAAGTTCATGAATGGAAAGAAGGAGAAAAAAATCCACTTGCACTATATGAAAATTTAGTTTATTCAGATACATCTACAATTGATATGGTAGACCCATCAGGTGGGCCTTATATGACTGTAGGAATGAATTTAGCTAACTACTTTGAAACTAAAGATAAAATGATAATCAAATCCATTGAAGTAAAAGAGAATTCAACAATTTTTAAAATAGAAATATGAGAAATTTACTACACTCAATCAAATTGTTTTTTATAGGTCTTAAAAATGTATATGAGTACTTTCCCATAATCTATAAGGATAGAGATTGGGATTTTAGTTTTTATGAGAAACTTATGCTCTTTAAATTAAAGAGAATGTATAAGTGTTTGAATAAGAAACGCTGGCCTTGTGATTGTGATTTTGAAAAAAACCATTCATTAAAAGCTCTAAGAATCTGTATTAAAATTCTAGAAAGAAGAAAAAATGATTTTTATTTTGATTTGATTAAAGATCTTGTAGATCAAGATATGGCTTTTATAGAAGTTGGTAATGGCTATAGATTATCTCCAGACTATCAGATATCTTCTAATATGGAGAAATACAATAGAGTTAAAAATGATTCTTGGGCTATTGAAAAAAGAGATTATAAACTCTACCACAAACTAATTTTAGAATACAGTGAATACTGGTGGGATTAAAGCAATTTATGTAGCATGTGATTTTGAAAACATGTTTCCAATATTATCATCAGACTCATTTGACAATATGAGAAAAGCATTAGATAATTATTGCGGTGCTGATGAAAGAAACTCAGGTAAATTTATAGCATTTTATCCTTACAATCCTAAATATCCTAGTGATTATGAAGGATATTTTGAATATGAATGTTGTACAAATGGTAACAATTGGGATAATACATATACAGATAAATTTAGAATTTACTGTGTAGGATTTAACGAATAGCACATATAGTATGATAGTAATTAACTTTACATTGTATACTCTAATACTGAGTTACAATCCTTGTGATATATTCAAACATTATAATGTTGTAGAAATGCATGGTCTTAACCTTGCAGATTGTGAAAAACATAATAACACTAATGATTCTGCATACATTGCAGGATTATGTAATTATGTACCTAAAGTAGATAAAGATTATAAAGATGGAGATCCTAAATTTGTATTCATAAACCTAAGTAGATGTAATACAGACATTGAAACATTTGGACTCATCATGCATGAGCTTATGCACATGAGCTTTGATTTGCACACCGATGAAGAAGAACTAATCACCTGGGCTGAACTTGAGTCATATAAAGTATTTGAAGTAGTAAAAAAAGCTAAAAACTATGAGAAGTAAAACAGCAATTGAATGGCTTGAAATGGAAATAGTAAAGCTAGAAGATACATATGCTATTCCATCTAAGATTTATGAACTTTGTGAAGAAGCAAAAGACATGGAGAAAAAACAGATAATGAAAGCTGTTGATGATGGATTTGAAGAAGGTTCTAAACTTCCTGAAGATATTACTTTAAATAATGCAGAACAATACTACAATGACAACTATTAAAGCTAAACAAGAAGCACTTGAAGAACAAAAGCAACATCTTATTGACATAATGAGAGCAGATGAAGAATTAGGGTTATATGAAGAACCTAAACAAATTAAATGTTACTGTGGTCATACTACATATTGTGATTGTAGTCCATTAGAAGAACCTAAACAAGAAACACTTGAACAAGCATCTTGGAGGTTTAATCCATTAAAGAAACTTGATGGTGAGTTTCTAAGAGCAGCATTTATTAAAGGTGCTGAATGGCAACAAGATAGAATGTATAGTGAGGAAGAGTCTGATTATGAAAAAATTAAACAAGCATTGATTAAATTTAGAAAAACACCAATGACATTTGTTCCTGATGAAAAAATGTATAGTGAGGAAGAAGTATTAGGTATTTTTCATGAATGGTTCTGTTATCAAATAGACGAAGACGTTGAAATTAAATTATCATTTCAACAATGGTTTGAACAATTTAAAAAGAAATAATGGGTAATCTAAAATCAAATAAGACAAAAGAAGAATGGGATATGCTAGTAGAAATGGCAAAAGCTCGTTTAGCTGATCAAATTGATGATATGAATGGAAACAAGGATAGTAGAGTTACCAGATTAGAAATTATTAATCATGGTGAAAATGAACGTCCTGTTGGTAGACTACTTACTCTATACAAAGAACTTGGAGATTTTAACAATATTGAATTATCATATCAAGATAATGGTACAACTTTAAAAATATTTATAAGATGACAGGAGAATTATTGAATACTGATCATGGTTGGATGGTTTCTTATACTGAAGATGGATTACCTAAAGGTCTTTCATTACATTATGATGATGTAGATGCTATTAATGAACTTAGGTTTACATTTGATAATATAGAAGCAAGAATAGCTAATAACCCAATTGTAGAATTTATAATAGTAGAAAACCAAAAATTAAGTGGTGTATCTAGATACGCTAAACTTACAAATCATATATTATGACAAGAGTTGAAAGACTAATTGAATGGGTAGAAAATCTTCCTGTTCAAACATTTACTGAAGAAATGAAGCAAGATATCATTACTGAAATTGAATATGCTTTTGCAGATTGTACAACAGATGACATGTTAGATGAATAATATAGATAAACAATACTTAGATTTACTCCAAGATATCTTAGATAACGGAGTAGAAAAGAAAGATAGAACAGGAACTGGTACATTATCAGTATTTGGTAGACAAATTAGACACAAGATGTCTGAGGGATTCCCTTTACTTACTACAAAAAAGATGGCTTGGAAAACTATTGTAACTGAGTTACTATGGTTTCTTAGAGGTGAAACTAACATTAAGTTCTTACAAGAGAATGGTTGTTTCATCTGGAATGGAGATTATGATAAATCTGGTAGAACAGATGGTGAATTAGGCCCAATATATGGTGCACAGTGGAGAAAATGGACAACATATGAACAAAATACTAAAGTAAATGGTGTCTATGATGAAAGAATGATAGATCAAATTGCAAATTTAATTGATACTCTTAAAACAAATCCAGATAGTAGAAGACTTATGGTTTCAGCTTGGAATGTAGGTGAGTTAGATCAAATGGTTTTACCACCTTGCCATTATGGTTTCCAAGTTTATACTAGAGAATTAAGTATTAAGGAACGTTTGGATTTAGCCTATAAAACATACTCAGTATTTGAACCAAGTGATTTTATTGAGGCAACTCATGAAGAAATTGATAGATTATATCCTGTACCTAGTAGAGGAATTTCTTTAATGTGGAATCAACGAAGTGTAGATACATTCTTGGGTTTACCATTTAATATTGCATCTTATGCATTGTTACTTGAGATTATTGCAGGTGAAGTAAACATGATACCTGATGAATTGATTGGCAACTTAGGTGATGTACATCTCTATAGTAATCATATTGAACAAGCTAAAGAACAAATAGGTAGAGATCTAACTTATGAAGAAAGATATCGTATCTGGTTTAATAGTAATTATGAAACAGGTATGGAGTATAATCCACTATCTATTCCAGATTTTGATAATGGATATTATGTATATACTCCTAAAAGAGTAAGAGAGCCATATGAGTTACCAAATTTGGTAATTAATACAGAGTTTTGGAACAAAGAAGCTCAAACTATAGATGGTTGGATTCAAAGTATGCAAATTGAAGACTTTCAACTACCTAAGTATCAGTCTCATTCAGTAATTAAAGCACCTTTAAGTAACTAACTTATGAAATTTAAAGTTTACGAAACCAGCTATCAATTATTTGTATTACCGTATATTGGTGTTACTTATGACAAAACTCTTAATGGACATTATGAGTTGTTTTTTGGTTGGTTAAAATATGAAGCTGTAATAACTATAAAATAAACCCTATGAAAGTTTTAGGAATCGTGATTCTAATACTTCTGCTAGTTGCAGTTGTATATGTATATGTAAAAGGAATAGACTATATGAGAGATAATCATCCTGATTATAAAGGACATGATCTCTTTGATGAAGAAGATCAAGATTCAGTATAGTTATGTTTGTAGAAGTACGTTTAATCAAAAAAGATGGTAAAGTTTCATATGTTAATGTTACTGATGAGAATCAGTATAACTTAATGGTAAAACAAGTACCAGAAGGTAGTAGAATTTGTGCTATGTTTGAAATATCTTCTCAAGATGGCTCTATGGGTCAACTTGCTAAGTTACATGCTTCAATCAGAGAACTAGCTCTACACCTTGGATACGACTTTGAGGACATGAAAATGTACATCAAACATCTCTCAGGTTTTGTAACTGAAAGAGTTATTGAAGGTAAAAAGATCTCAAGAGTTAAATCATTTGCTGATTGCTCTAAAGATGAATTAGGATTTGCTATACAAATGTGTATAGATTTCTCCAACAAGATTAATAATCCTATAGGTTAGGAGCTTTTCTTTCTTGTTGTTGTTTTTGTAATTCTTCTTGAGTCATTTCCTCAACATGATTTGCATCAGTTGCAGCCTTTTCTATTATTTTTAGAAACACCATAAGTGTTTGTAAATGATAAGCATGATCCTCTGGAGTTAATGTTGGATCATTATCCATAATTCTCTTTAGACCCTTGTCTAACTCTTCTTGATTTTCAATAGAAGTGACAAAAACAAATAGGTCTATTACTCTAGAATACATTGTTCCTGAGAAAGGAACATTGAAAATAGCTGTATTTTTAATTGCTTTAACTTTATTATTATCCATGATTACAATTGATTTAGAAGAGATAAAGATAAAACTTTATCAGAAATTAAAACCATCTGGTTGGGCAGATGTGTTAAAAACATTTATTTTAAGTAATGATTTTGATAAGATACTTCAAGAATTACTTAGACAATCCCAAGATGGTAAGCGATTTACACCTATGGTTAAATATTTATTTAGAGCATTTGAAGAATGTCCTTATAATGAAACAAAGGTAATAATTATTGGACAAGATCCATATCCACAACCAAATGTTGCAGATGGTATAGCTTTTTCATGTTCAAATGATAACTATATACAACAATCGTTAAAATATATTCATGGTGAGATAGAGAATACAGTTTATCCAAATCAAGAATATAATAGAATAACGGATTTAAAAGCCTGGAGTAATCAAGGTGTATTATTGATTAATGCAGCTTTTACTACAACTGTAAATAAGATTGGTTCTCACTATAAAATATGGGAACCATTCATGTCTTTTTTGCTTGATGTAATTCAATATGATAAACCAGATCTTGTGTATGCTTTCTTAGGTAAGAAAGCTCAAGAATGGTCTATTAGTATACCAGAAACTAATCACAAGTTTTTGAGAACCCATCCTGCTAGTGCTGCACATAATAAACAAGAGTATTGGCACAGTGATGATCTATTCAACAAGATTAATGCTTGTTTAATACGCCAAGGTAAACAACAAATTATTTGGTAATTAGTTGATTATAAAGTAACCAGTTGCAGCTAAGAGAATAAATGTAATGATATTATATTTTGTCTTAGTTCTTCTATGTTTCTTAGACTCTTCTGCTAATTGTTTTTGTAGTTCTTTATTATAACTATCAATCATAATGATTTGATCTTCCTGTATAGAAATAATTGAATCTTTGTTTAAGATTAAAGCGTATTGTTTATCAGTAATTTCTCTAAGAATATCTACTTGGTCTTCACAAAGATTTAATTGTTCTTTGCATTCTTTACCATTTATTAATCCTGTTGCAATCTTTCTTAATTCAACAGAATTATAGCATCTAATAGTATCCTTACCAGTTTGAGCGTATGATAGAGTCCAACTGCATAGAATTAGCAGTATTAACAAATTTAATTTTTTCACGGTAGACGTATTTGATTTTAGGTTTGACATTTTGTAAAGTATCTAGTTTAATATATAATTCGTCAAGTTCATCATTAAGTTGTTTGTTTATATTCTCAATAGTCTCAATTTTCTTTTCAAGATTTGGATCAATAACTATACGTACTCTTTCCTCATACTTTTTAATAGACAAAAGAAATAAAAGGAACATGCAAATAATATTTGCTACTAGGCTAATTTTTAGTTGGATATCTTCAGATACTTTCATCTTTCTTTAAATATTGTTTAATTAATTGAACTATTGAGTCTGGTGATAATAATAATACTATACCAATTAGTATAGGTATAACTATGTCAGACCAAGTTAAAGAATCTTTTAAGAAAAGACTATAGATAGATAAAACAATTATTGCTAAACCTATTAAAGTTGTTTTAACACCTTTAAAAATATTAGAACAAATTCTTCTAGTCATTTTCATCTTTATCAGATTTAGGTAAAGTAACTCTAGAGTTACCTATGTATAATTGTTTTTGAATAAGCTGTATATCTTTTTCTAATTCAAATATTCTTATTTGTGTAGCACTATCTCTTTTTATCAACTCTTTAACATCATCCCTCATTTCCATAATGTCTTGCCAAATCATGATACCAAGAATACTCATTAAAATAGGAGTAAGCCAAGCTTTCACGTTTGTAATACCATCGTTATGCTTTGATGTATTATCTGTAGGCATTTCAATTTAGACATTATAGTTAGGATACTATACAATATACAAAAAAACAATAACTTAAAAAACAGATATATGAATAGAGTAGAATTTGAACGCAAATTAAGAGAGTTTGTGGATGCAATGAATGAGGATTCATACTACCACGCAGAATTTATAATCACAAATCAACCAGAAATTTCATTGAACTCATTACGAGGGATTTGCACCAAAGTGTTTGATACTCACAGTTTTATGTTTGAGAATAGAAAGTCTGATATAGTGTTTATGAGACAAATATTTTGTAAATTCGCAAATGCTATAGGATTTACGGATGCAGATGTTGCTAGAGTTCTAAAGCAAAATAGAACAAGTGTAACATTAGCAAGACATAAAATTGATGGGTATCTTGAAGTAAAAGATAAACCAACAATGGTGTATTGCAAATTGATTAATGATGAAATATTTAAATACTATGGAAGAAACATTCTTGGAGGAGATATTTCAGATGAATCTGTCTCCTAATGAATTTTATGTTTTACAATGCTTAATTAAACAAGAGAGACCTAAAGTTGTAAATGCACATTTAGAATTAAGAAAATTACAAAGCAAAGATTACATAGACAAAGATTTTATAATCACAGACAAAGTAAACAAACTAAAGCACTTACTACCAAAGATTGAAGACAAAGATAAAACTGTAGATAATATTGATGCATATATAAATATATTTCCAAAGCTCAAACTACCTAGTGGTAAATATGCTAGATCTCATAAGACTAATATTAAAGCATGTTTTCAATGGTTTTTTAAGAACTATTCATATTCATGGAACACTATTCTTAAAGCAACTAGTTTTTACGTACAAGACTTTGAATCAAAGAATTATTTATATATGATGACTTCCCAGTATTTTATATGTAAAACCAAAATTGATAGAACTAAAGAATCAGAATTAGCAAATTATTGTGAAATGTATGAAGACGGTACTTTAGCTCAACAACCTACCCACTTTTCAGATAAAGTGGTTTAATTCAGTTATATGGTTACATGGAAAACACAAAAGGAAGGATTGAAAGAGTCCTTAGATTACCTAAGAGGTAGACGAGATGGTTTAATTACATCTATTAAGACCCCTTGGATTAAATTTAATGATGCTACTACTGATGGTTTAGAGTGGAATACTCTTACTGTTATTGGTGGTAGACCAGGTTCTGGTAAAACTCTAATTAAAGATCAAATCATAAGAGAAGCTTTTGTGCTCAATCCAAAAGAAGATTTTAATGTACTTGAGTTTCAGTTAGAGATGCTTGCAAGAACTTCTGCAGTTAGAGAGTACTCTGCAATACTAGGTAAGTCATACAAATACTTATGTAGTGCTGATGGAGTATTATCAGAAGATGATTTACAAAGATGTTTTGAGTATGCAAAGAAGAAAGTAGGATTACCAATTGATATTGTAGAGGAACCCGTTACCGTTGATGAGTTCAAGGAGATTATTGAAAGGTATATGTTTGAGAAAAGAGTTCTTGGTAGTTATGTTAAAACTATCATTACCTTAGATCACTCAATCCTACTAAGAAAAAAGAGTGGACAACAAAGAATGGATGCACTATCAGAACTTGGTGAGGTGCTTACAGAACTAAAAAGAAAATATCCTATTCTGTTTATTATATTGAGTCAGCTCAATAGGAATGTTGATAACCCAGAAAGAACTGAAGATGGTAAGTATTCAAATTACATATTAGAATCAGACATATTTGGGGGTGATGCATTATTACAACATGCAGATACGGTTGTTGGTATTAATAGACCTGCAAGACAAAAGATCAAGTTTTATGGACCAGACAGATATATCATTAATGATGAAACTGTTCTAGTTATGCATTTCCTTAAATGTAGAAATGGTGATACTCGTATGAGTTTTTTCAAAGCTGAATTTAATAGGATGAGAATCATAGAAAGTGAAACTCCTCCCCAAGCAAAAATTAAAATGAACTAATATGAAACTAAAAACAAATGATAAAAAAGCGGAACCTACTCAAGTTGAGAGTAGATATGTAAAAGTACAAGAACTGAGAAAGTACCATCAAGCAACATTAGATGCTTATGGTAGACCAGATGCAGACTTTATACCTAAGATGGCTTATATCCCTAAAGGGAAAGAAGAGTTGTGTATAGGATTTTTTCCTTCTGAGATGAAGAGAGGTGTAGACTTCTTTACAGAATTTGTAGATAAGAATCTACAACCAGAAGACCCTGAAAGAAAGTTATACTTATGGAAGTATAATCAGTTTTGGGAAACTGAATATGAACAAGTTGACAATGGTACTTATGTATGGGCAATGGTTCCAGTATCTGAACTATATGTAGTTGACTTAAAAGATTATGTTACTAAGGTTAATACTAATGAATTTGAACTTATAGGTAAAGCAGTAACATCAATTGATGGTGATGCTCCTATAAGTGAGTTAACAATCAAAGACTTAGCTGCTATCTTATTAAACAAACCTTGTAGTGACAAACCTTTTTTAAATAAATTAATTTTAAGCTAATGGCATCAAGTGTATTAATTGTAGGGGACTCAGGTTCTGGTAAATCAACAGGTATTGAAAATTTAGATCCAGCATCTACATTTTTGATTAATGTTGCAAACAAACCTCTTCCTTTTAAAGGCTGGAAAAGTAAGTATATCTCATGGAGTAAAGCTGAACCAGCAGGAAATATGTATGTAAGACCAGAATCTGATAATATCATATCTTGTCTGCAATATGTATCTAAGTCAAGACCTGAAATCAAAACTATTGTAATAGATGATTTTCAGTATATGAGTGCTTTTGACTATATGGATAAAGCAATGGAGAAAGGTTTTGACAAGTTCACCAAAATGGCTGTCAACTTAACCAAAGTAGCAAGAATTCAGAATGAGTTAAGAGATGACTTAGTTATCTTTATTCTTAATCACTCAGAAGAATCTGTGGATATTGATGGTAATAGAAGAATTAAAGCAAAGACCATTGGTAAAATGATTGACAACACGGTAACTCTAGAAGGTTTATTCTCAATTGTCCTATTTGCAAAAGCAAGAAAAGACAAAGACAAAGGTATTAGATATATCTATGAGACTCAAACTAATGGAGAAAACACATGTAAATCACCAAAAGGTATGTTCAATGAATTTGAAATACCCAATGACCTAGAATTTGTAAGAACAACAATTTTAAATTACGAGAACAACTAAATAAATAACTATGCTAAGTACAAAAAACATCCCATCGGGATCAGGTATGTCAAAGAGTATATTACCTGGAGCTAAAGTGTTAAAGATTAATTCTGTTACTTTAGACAAAGTATCTTATAAAGAAGATGCATATCATTTAACTTTACATTGTGAAACAGAACCTGTAGAAGGTTTAGATGGTTTCTTCATTGATAAAGATGATACATCAAAAGGTAAACACCTAGGTCAAATTGGTAGAATTAAAGCAGGATCTTATCCATTTTCTGATGGTATGACTAAATCAGGAATTAAAATTGAAAGAGATAGAACAATTTTACAGTTTGTAAAGAATGTAGCTACAGAGTTAGGTTTTTATGACTGGTTTGAAGCTCAAGATAATAAGTTTAGTACTATAGAGGATTTTATTTCTCATCTTGATGCATCTAAACCGTTCAAGAATATCTACTTTAATGCAGTAGTATCTGGTAAGGAATATGAAAAAAATGGTTATATTAATTATGACTTATTCTTTCCAAAATTTGATAAGACATCTAAGCCAATGGAAGCAATTAAATCAGTAGATACTGCTAATCAAGGTGCTCTTATTGTGTTTGACAATGAACTTCATATCAAGAAATTGAGTAAGGCACCAACATCAGCACCAGTAGATTTATTTGAAGGATCTCTTCCTGTGAGTAATTCTGTTGGTAATGATTTTGAATTATAATCATTAGAATTTTATAAATTTGGGCGGGCACTAACACCCGCCCTTTTTATTTCAATATTATGCTCTCAACCAAAGATTTATTTTCAATTAGTGATGTTCCAGAAAGTTGGATATTTGAATATTATGCAGGTTTATCAGGTAGTTTGTTGGGAGAGGATATAACCTTAAAATCATTATTTAAACCTAACGAGAAAACACCATCAATGAAGATCTTCTATAAAGATGGAAGATATTTCTATAAAGATTTTTCCTCTGGTAATGGAGGTACAGCTATTAATTTAGTTGAAAAGGTATACGGATTAACATATGGAGAAACGATAAGCAAGATCATTAATGATTACAAGTCTTATCATGGTAATGGAAAAATATATATTAAGCAAAGTTTTAAACCTAAAGATAAAACAGTAGTTGATAGTTTTGAAATCAAACCCTGGACACAACGTGATGCTAAATTCTGGTCTAAGTTTAACATTGGTTCTAAGTTATTAGAACTATATAATGTTAAACCTTGTGATATTATCTTAAAGAAAGGTGATAAGATAATAGACTTAAGAGGTAGAATGATCTATGGTTATTTTGATAGCAATGGTGAGATATATAAAATATATCAACCATATAATCAAGACAATAAGTTTCTAACTTTTAAATCTCACATACAAGGTCTTGATCAGTTGGAGTATAAACATAAATATTTGGTTATAGTATCATCTTTAAAAGATGGTCTATCTCTTAATAGTTTAGGTTTACCTGTAGAATTTATAGCACCAGCAAGTGAGAATACTATTATTGAACCAGTTGTAATTGATATTCTAAAATCAAAATATCAAAAGATTATTACTATCCTTGACAATGATGATGCTGGATTAAGAGCAATGCTTAAATACAACAGTTTGTATAATCTACCATATGCTAATCTTGATATGTCTAAAGATATATCAGATTCTGTTAAAGATCATGGTTCCCAAGAAGTTAAATTAAATTTATACTCTTTACTTAAAAGTATTATAAAATGAGCTGGATATATAAAGGAATGGTATTTACTGATGAAATGATACCAGATGATGCAATTGGATTCATATATAAAATGGATACAACATATGAAGGTAGAATAGTTAGTTACATTGGTAGAAAGAATTTCTTTACTGATGCAAAAGCAAAAATTCTTAAGAAGAATCTACCTAAAGATAAACGTAAGAAGACATATACTAGAGTAAGGAAGATGACATATCAAAATTACTATAGTAGTAACTTAGTACTGAAGAATTTACATAAAGAAGGTTGTCCTATACGTAGGGAAATACTTAGGATATGTCATTCTAAAACAGAACTATCTTACTATGAAACTAAGTATCAATTTGTACATGAAGTGCTTGAATCAGATGAATGGTTAAATGGTAATATCTTAGGAAGATTTTATAAACAAAAGAAACATGACAGATAATGAATCATTAGAGAAAATTAGTAAGTCATTAATGTTAAAAGAGCCCTTCTATGGGCTCTTTCTCATTATGCTTAATAAAGTATGGAGACAAGATGTACCTACTGCAGGTGTATCAAGAAATAATATCAATTTTCAGTTGGCTATAAATCCAGAGTTCTGGAATAGTTTATCTGAAGATCATAAAATAGGCTTATTAAAACATGAGCTATTACATATCTGTTTTCATCATTTATCTCTTAGAGATATTCTGAATGATCATAGAATATTTAATATTGCTGCAGATATTGAAATTAATCAATATATAGATGGACATCAATTACCTGAAGGAGCATTACTACCAAAAAGTTTTCCTGAATTAAGTTTAGGAATAAAGGAAGGTACTAAGACTTATTATACAATCCTTCTTGATGCTGCACAGAATAATAAATCAAAAGCTTTAAATGATTTATTAGAACAATTAGCTAATAATCCAGATCATCCTACTAATCATTCTACATGGAATGAGTTTGATGAGTTAGATGAATCAACTAAAAAACTAATTGAAAAGCAAGCTAATCATTTAATGAATGAAGTTGCTGATCAAATTAAAAAAGCTAAAGGTCAAATTCCTGGACTTATTGCTAATTTATTAGATAAAATAAATTTAAAGGAAGAACCCAAGTTTGACTGGAAAGGTTATCTTAGAAGATTTGCTGGAGGTTCTAGCAAGATATTTACTAAGAAGTTAAGAAGAAAATTTAATAAAAGATACGAGGATAGTCCTGGTTTAAAGATTAAACCTAAAAAACATATTCTTGTTGCTGTAGATACATCTGGTTCTGTTTCACAAAAAGAACTTGTAGAATTCTTTCAGGAAATAAATCATATTCATAAAACTGGTACCGAAATAACAGTAGTACAATGTGATTCTGCTATCAGTTCAATTGAAGAATATAATCCTAGAAAAGAAATAAAATTACATGGTAGAGGTGGTACCTCATTTGAACCAGTAATTGAAATGTATAATAATAATAAGAAATATTGTTCACTTATCTATTTTACAGATGGTGAATGCAGTACTCAATTAGTACCAAGAGGTAGATGTTTATGGGTATTATCTGCACAATCGCATGATAATAATGAGTTACCAGGAAATGTTATAAAATTAAATTAAGATGGCAAAAGAAGTAAATTTGAATATTGACGAAGTCAAAGATTTTGTAAAGCATATTGTAGAAAATAATAGATACTTACAAGCACAAGGTAAACCTTCAGTTGCTGTAGAAGTAATGGGTGATTCTGGTATTGGTAAAACATCAGCTATCCTACAAATTGCAGATGAACTAAATTTTAATTGTGTAAAGATTAATCTTGCACAGATAGAAGAATTGGGTGACTTAGTAGGTTTTCCTATTAGACAATTTGAAGTTTGTAAAGATGGAGAATGTATGTGGGCTGATGAGCATGCAGTAGAAGATTATACTCGCAGAGGTTATCAGTTTACAGGATTAAAGAGAATGTCTTATTGTCCACCAGAATGGATTGCAGATAAAACAGCAGGTGGTATATTAATTCTTGATGACTGGAATCGTGCAGATGTAAGATTCATTCAAGCAGTTATGGAACTAATTGATAGACAACAGTATATCTCTTGGAAATTACCACAGGATTGGCATATCATCTTAACTAGTAATCCAGATAATGGTGATTACTTGGTAAACTCAACAGATAATGCACAGAGAACCAGATATATCACAGCTAATCTTAAGTTTGATATCAAAGTATGGGCACGTTGGGCAGAAGCAAACAAACTAGATACTAGATGTATTAACTTCTTATTGATGCATCCTGAACTGGTTACAACACAGACAAATGCAAGAAGTATTACTACATTCTTTAATGCTATTAGTTCTATTCCAGTATTTGAAGATAAGTTAAATCTTATTCAGAATATTGGTGAGGGTAGTGTTGGTAGTGAGTTTGCAAGCTTGTTTACTTTGTTTATTAATAACAAACTAGATAAGTTGATAACACCTGAAGATATGCTTACAAAAGATGAGAAGTATGTAAAAGGTGTTCTTAATGGTACAATTGGAGAGAATGCTTCTTATAGAGCAGACATTGCTAGTACTCTAGCAACAAGACTTGTAAATTTTAGTTTGAATTACGCAACTACACATAGTATTCCTGATCCAATGATCAATAGAATTTCTTTGTTAGTTACTGAGGATATCTTTGGTACTGATCTTAATTACTATGTAATTAGAACAATACTAAATGGTAATAAATCTAAGTTTAGCAAACTTATGATGAATCCAAAAGTGATTCAAATGGCAGTAAAATAATTTAAACAGGGGGGATTTATCCCCCATAATACTTAAGAAAATGGTAAGAAGTGTTTTATATTTAGATTTATACAATAATGGTTCACGTGATTTAGTTGATCCTGTTGTAAGACAAATTGAATTACAAAATGTAACTAAGTTACCTGATCATATTGGTTATCTATCTCATTTTTATGATCTTATAGAAAAAAGAAAATCAAATATTGATTTTGTAGAAAAAGATAAAATTTATTTTACTCCAGGATGTTCTGTACCAAGAGGTAAATTCAAAACATATTGTGAAGATAAAAATATTAGAGTGACTAGAGATTCTAGTAAAGCTAATTATATTGTATATTCTGAGAAGTCTGTAATTGGTTTATTTTCTCAAACTTGGGAATATACTATCAGTTCTGAACTAATGATAAATCTTATAACTAATAGTAATTTATTTAATCAATCTACTACTAATCTAATCATTAATACATTAGATAAAGCAGAGTATAGAGATAAAGTTCTTATTAGTTATCAAACAAAGAATATTTTAGAAAAATGTATTTTATTACTCAAAAATATAGGATTTATTCCTATGGATACAGAGTATAAAAATGAATTTGATAGATCTAAAAAGATCATTAGAGTTGATGATAGAAAATCTTTTGAATTATTATTTGATCCTAATACTAAAGTTATTAATCAGGAATTAATTTTATCTAAAATTAATAGTGACAATGTGATTAATAAAGAAATGTATGAGAGTATTGAAAAATTATTCCAAAGTAATCAAGAATCTGATTGGACTGTAGCTATGGAAATTATGGCTAATTCTGATTTAGATAATTCTGCTTTATATAACTTTTTATTATTTAAACATTATTATGGTTCTAGAATGGCATATGCTAAATCAAGAAATCATGTTAATTTTAAATCCATGCTTGAATATTATGGAGTTAATAAATATTCTAATATTACATTAGATGTAATTATTGATTTTCTAAAATTAAAAGGAGTATTTAATCAGTATGCTTATGATTTAATTAATGAAATGTATGTTAAAGAAATTAAATCATATTTAGGTGACTGGAGATTTAAAAATATTGATTTTAATGTTTTTGATTTCAAAATAAATACCGAAATTGATGCAGAATTAGATGAACCAATTAATCAAATAGAAGAGGAATGTTTGAACCTAGAAGCATAGAAGAACAGGAGTTTGTAAAGACTCCTTTTTTCTTCAGTTATTCAAGTCTGAATAAGTTAAGTTTTTCACCCAGAGCATTTTATGCTCATTACATCTTAAAACAAAGAGAAGAAAAACCAGAGAGTTTTTTAATTGAAGGAAAATTAATTCATGCTTTATTACTAGAAAAAGAAAAGTTTGAAGATAATTTTATTATTTCTCCATCAAAGATTCCTAATCCAAATATTAAAGAATTAATTGATTATGTTTATTATCAAAGTGAAAAAACTCTTGACTCAAAATTAATTGATTATACTGATTGTATAATTGATTATTTAAAACAAATTAATTTATATCAAACATTAAAAACTGATCAGCAAAGACTAGATAAAATAAATACAAGTGAAAACCAAAGTTATTTTGAATTCCTAAAGATTAAAGAATCAAAGATTATTGTTTCTCAAGAAACATATAACAAATGTGTCAAAGGTGTACAAATAATTAAAGAAGACAGAGTTGTTAAAACAAAATTAATTACAGAGACTTCCTGGGAATTATTAGAATGTTTGAATGAGATTGAGCTTTCATATTTTGATAAAGAACAGGGTATTGGATTCAAAGGTGTATTAGATAATTTAGTTATAGATTATGAAAACAAAGTTGTATTAATTAACGATTTAAAAACCACAAGTAAGTCCATATCAGAGTTTGAAGAAACGGTCCAGTATTACAACTATTGGCTTCAAGCTGCTATGTACCACAAATTAGTTACAAACCAAATATTATCTAGATTCAAAGACCAAGAACTTTGGCGTATTGAATTTAATTTCATAGTTTATGATGCTTATGAGCAAGTGTATTGCTTTCCAGTATCAAATGAGACAATGGAATTATGGACATCTAAGTTTATACAAAGAATTGAAGAAGCAAAATATCACCTAAATAGTGGTGATTTCACTTTGCCCTATAGATTCGCTATGGGGAATGTAACTTTGTAAAACAGTAATCTTATGATTAAACAATTGTATATAGAATACATACAGAAATCAAGGATTTTTTTATATCCAGCTTTGGATATTAAACGAGGTAGTAGTGTTACTCCAATAGAGACTTATGTTTCTTGGAAAGATCACTATACTGTAGATGATAATAAATTAATCTGTCTATATCATATTAGGACAGATCAAGAATTTAAGACATTTGAGAAAATTAAACTATTTGCTAATTCTAAATTTGATGATTTTCAATATGTAGGAGAAGACAAAGGTGTTTATGTTTTTGACCTTAGTATATATAAATATGAATATTCTGCTTTCTTAGAAGGTAAGTATTCAAAATTTGCAGAAGACTATAAACAGAATGTACTTTCTTTCTTTAAGCAGTCTAAAACTCACCAGGAATATATAGATAGTTATCTGTATCCTGAGAAGTATATAGATAAATACGCTGAGATATTATCATCTAATGACTTTAAATCTATTAAGGAAGCCTTAATAGAAGTTGGAGAACTTTGTGAAAAACCTGATTTTGATAAAGAAGATCTTAAATTAGAAGTTCTTAAGTTGGAATTAACAAAATAACTTATGTATATTTGTAAAAACCAAAATATGAAGAACATGCTAATGATTTCATCCGAATGGGAAGGGCGTGAAGCCTTTAGGATGATACCTGTAACAGGAGATTGCCCATATGTAGAAGGAATTTTTGATTCAGAAACTAGAGTACTAGTTCTGTTTTCAAAAGGATTAAAAGAATCATTTCATATGGTTCCTCGTGTAGATGATAATGGTGATCCAATTCCAGTAGGAAAAGGTAAAGCTAGAATGAATGGAAAATCTTACCGTGAGGAAAGAAGAACTATTCAAACATTTCATGAGTATTATATTACAGACAAAGCAGAGATTGAAAGTTTCCTAGAGATGTTTAGCATCAACTATGATACTTTTGATTACAATAAATATTTTGAGACTCAAGAAGTTTTAGCTTAATATTATTAATGCAGACAGGGAAAGGGGAAATATCCCCTTTTTTTGTTTGCTTAAATTGTAGATTATGGATCATTATGTAATGGACTATGAGACAATAATAAATTGTTTTATAGGATGCTTTGAACATTATAAGACAGAAGATACTAAAGTATTTGTAGTTCATAAAAGTAAAAATCAAATTAAAGAACTACTTAATTTCTTAAATCAAAATGCTTCTAATAATGAATGGCATATCTCCTATAATGGTTTAGCTTTTGACTCTCAGATTACTCAGTACTTACTTCATAATCAAGAAGTTCTGTATGAAGAGGAGAATGGTGAATCAATAGCAAATTGGATATACGAATATGCTCAATATATTATTGAGAAGAAGAATGAAAGTGGCTTTGGTGATTTTAGTGAGAAGGAATTATCTATTAGACAAATAGATGTATTTAAACTTAATCACTGGGATAATCCAGCTAAAGCATCTTCATTAAAATGGATTGAGTTTACTTCTAAATGGCATAACATATTAGATATGCCTTTACATCATGCTGCTTGGATTGAATCTGAACAAATAGATACAATTGTAGATTATTGTTTAAATGATGTCAAAGCAACTAAATGGATATTACATCAGAGTAAAGATCAAATAGATTTAAGAAAGACTCTCACTAACGAATATGGTATTAACCTGTTCAGTGCTTCTGAGCCTAAAATGTCAAAGGAATTATTTCTTTATTTCTTATCAAAGAAAACTGGAATAAGTAAATCAGATTTGAAAAAACAAAGAACGTTTAGAGAAAAGATTGTAGTTAAAGATATCCTATTGGATTATATAAAGTTTGAAACCAAAGAATTTCAAGATTTATATCAAGCCTTCAAAGAAGTTGAAATAGATCCTCTACAAACCAAAGATGCATTTAAATATACTTTGAATTACAAAGGAGTAAAGACTGTATTTGGTTTAGGTGGTTTACATGGTGCCATAGAAAAAGGTATCTATAGATCAAATGAACAGATGGTTATTATGACTAGTGATGTTACATCATTCTATCCCAACTTAGCTATCCAAAATCAATGGGCTCCTGCTCATTTACCCAAAGCTGAATTTTGTGAGCAATATCAATGGTTCTTTGATGAACGTAGAAAACTATCTAAGAAAGATCCAAAGAACTATGTATATAAGATTATTCTTAATTCAACCTATGGTTTAAGTAATGATAAAGATTGCTTTCTATATGATCCTGAGTTTACAATGAAAATAACTATGAATGGACAATTGAGTCTATGCATGTTATATGAGATGTTAACTCAAGGAATACCACACTGTTTTCCTATTATGCAGAATACAGATGGTTTGGAAACTATGATTCCTATAAAATATATAGATAAGTATCTTGAGATTTGTGCTGAATGGGAAAAGATAACAAAGTTGCAATTAGAACATGATCAATACAAAGAGATGATTATTGCGGATGTAAACAATTATATTGCTGTACTCAAAGACAAAGAAGTATCAAAGGAAGATTATGAAAAAGTAATGAAAGAATATCCTCATTACAAGTTCACTGAAAATGAAGGTAAGTATTTTTACAATGCAACAAAGTGCAAAGGTAGATTTGAGTTTTTTAATCTTGCTCTACATAAAAACCATAGTTCATTAGTTATACCAAAGGCTATTTACAATTACTTTATCAAGGATCAAAATCCAGATGAGTATATAAATAACAATAGAAATATATTTGATTTCTGTATTGGTGCCAAGATTAGGGGTTCTGATTGGGTCTTTAAAGATAACGATGGAGTACCTCAACAAAAGGTCTTAAGACTATTGGTTAGCAAGAAAGGTAATAAGTATTATAAATTCAATGTAATTGACAAAAGAATTATTAATGTTATTGCTGGAGAGAACAAACAAACACTTCTAAACAAAATTGATATAAACCAAAGTTTTGATGATTATGATATTGACAAATTATATTATCTTGGCAAAGTTGAAGAAGAGATTACTAAAATAATTCCTACTTACAAACAACAACAATTATCCTTATTCTAATGAAGAGAGATGAATTCATAAAATCAACTGAAGAAGCCTTAGAGCTTCTTATGGATACCCTTAAATATAAAGGAAAAGAATATTCTACTGTAGATAATACTTTTGCTAATTTTGAAAATGCTATTGGTACATCAATGTGCGATACCAGAGAAGGAGTACTGTGGCACTACATGTTAAAACATGTAGTTAGTATTAAAGATATGGTTCAGGAATTAGAAGTGGGTGGACAGTTTAGCAAAAACTATACTGAAGAATATGTAAATGAAAAGATAGGAGATAATATTAATTATCTTCTATTACTTAGAGCAATGCTACTTGAAAGATTACAAACTAACAATACAATAACTTATGATACAGGATCTTACTGACAAACTAATTGAATTCAACAAAGCATTTGATATTCCTTATAATACTGAACCTACTAATATAGATCCTAAAGCATCTGATCTTAGATTCTCTTTAATGTTTGAAGAGAATCAAGAATATCATATTGCTGCTAGAGAGAAGAACTTAGTAGAAATTGCTGATGGACTTGGTGATAAACTATATATTCTTATGGGCACTATTGTAGCACATGGAATGCAGGATATTATCTTAGATGTCTTCAATGAGATACACAGAAGTAATATGACCAAACTTGATGCTTATGGTAAAGTAACTAGAAGAGCTGATGGAAAGATAATGAAACCAGTTACTTATGAAAGACCAAACCTTAAACAATTCTTCAAAGATGAAAGCAATTCTTGAGTTTAATCTTCCAGAAGACAATGAAGATTTTACAATGGCAACTAAAGCTACTTCATATAGTTTAGCATTATGGGAAATAAGTCAATTTCTTAGATCTGAAATTAAGTATAATGAACAACTAAGTGAAGATGCTTATGACGAAGTTGTAAAAATCAGAGAGAAATTTCATGATATCTTAAATGAAAACAATATAAGTTTAGATTAAAATACTGGGGAGTTATTAGCTCCCCTTTTTTTATCCTTGACCATTATATTTTTTAGCGTAATTCTTAGCGTGTTTAGAACGGGAGTTTTTAGTTTTACTATGAACTCCCTTTCTTTTTACTTTAGGCTTATTTGTTTTACTTACTGGTGTTCCTTTTTTCATAACTAATTATTTATAAATGTTTTCTGCTGATACAAAATCTTGAATTGCTTTTGATGGATCTATAGTTTTACCTGTTAATGCAAACGCTTTACCTATATGATTAAGAATCTTAGCTGATTCTGCTTTTTGCCAAGAATATGGTCCAACATCTTTAGAGTAATAAGCTGAATCATCACCTTGAACCATCATAATAACATCACCTAGTATCTTACCATAAGTTTGTAAAGATGGGCCATTTGCTAAGTTGAAATTACTAAGCATGTCAGAATAGAATCCAACTTTATAGTACTGAGAGTTTTCAGAAGCTACACTCATTGTCTGATATAATAAATGATTAGCTAACCAACCAAATGCTTTAAAATCTTTTGAACCTAACGGACCACCTTGTCTCTCTCTTAATTTTTCATATTTATCATCATCATCTCCATCCCAACCAAATAACATTGGAATTAATGCAGATAAGATAGTTAATAAGGCAATTTCAGTTAAAGCTTTATATACAGCACCTTTTTCAGAAGGTCTCATATAATGCCAGTGTTTACCATAAGTAACTAACATTTTTGATAGAGCTCTTGCTGATTGTATCCAGTAACCCATCTCTAGAGTTTGAGAAGCATTATTTCTTCTAAATCTAGGAGCAAATAGGGAACCTGAGAAACCAAATCTGTTTACCATACCTGTAATAAAGAACTTTCTTAAGAACATAAACATTCTATAGAATAAGTATCTGTTACCTTCTGGTTGATCAAATTTAGAATATACTCCGTTTAGAATATTTTGCTTTTCCTGTATAAAAATTCTCTTTCTTTTAAATTCACTTCCTCCTAAACCCCATTTTTCATCAATACCTTCTTTTAAAGTTAGTCTATCATCAACTAATTCAAAAGCTTCATGATATGGAATTTCAGTAGTAACGCCATTAATTGTTTGTTCTACTTTAGTAAATTCCATTACTCCAAAGAAATATTCTAATGTTGCTTCAATCTCCATAAATTTTCTAGGAGACATTAATATATTAGTAGGAGATGCAACATCTTTATAAATAGATCTGGTAATATACTCTGGCAGTTTTTCCATTGCCATACCTTGAGATGGATCAAAAGCATTTACTAATTGAGCATAGTAAGGAAGTTTACCTTTACTATAAATAGATCCAGATATTTGCATCATAGCTTTAGATGCAATCATTTTTCCTTTTAGGAAACTTTTACCGTCATAACTTGTTCCAGCAGCTAATTCAATAGCCTGTTGTAACTGCTGACCAAATCTATTCTTAACACCTGATGGTATATCAAGAGCAAAGAATCCAAAAGATGCAGCTTGCATCATTACTTTAGATAATTTCTGAAGTACTAAAGCATCAGAACCAAATCCAGTTTGCTGAACATTATAGAATGTTCTATCAATCAAACCTTTAATAGCTTTAGCTCTAATATTTTCTCCTCTTTTATTAGCAAATACAGGTATTTTATGAGTGATCCAATGGTACCAACTTGCTTTAGTTGTATCCTTTGGTTGATTCTTTGGATCATTAAGAAGCTGCATTAAACCTTTTGCTATTGGTTCAATTTCAGACAACTTACTTGCTCTTTCAATTGAGTGCATGTGTCTAAGTACAGATGTAATTACATCTAATGATACCTGATCATCATCCATTAAAGTCTTACCAGAGATATGAATCTTTTGCTCATCTTCATCAAAGAAATCTAGTTTAGTTAATTTGAATTTATCTTCAATACCCAGACCTTCATCAGTATCTTCAGCATTTGGTCTAAATTTATTTACAAAATTCTTAATTGCAATTTTAGCAGCAGATCCTTGTGATGATAAAAATTTATTAGTTTCAGTAAGTTCCTTACTAGTTTTTTCATATCTAGGAACATCCATATATAATTTATCTGATGCAGGAGCTTTTTCTTGAAACTTTAAATGAAATTCTTTTATTTTTTCAAGAATATTAAAAGCTCCTTCATTATTATCTTTTAAATCAAAATATGCTTGATTAATATAAGGACTATTTGGAACATCAAGTCTTGGTAAATATTGTTCTTTATTATCTACAGTTACACCAAGAATTTCTTCTGTAGCAAATTCAGGTTTAATATTTTGTTTATAGTATGCTAATGACGGTAATCCCCAGATATGAACATGTTTGTCTGTTTCTTTCCAGTTCATACTTTTAACGTACTTAGGATCTCTAGGTTCTATTTGATTCCATAGGAATAATCTTTCAAATCTTTTAACTCTCATTTGAAGTTCATCATCCCATCTTTCTACTTCATTATGATTAGCCATGAACCATTCTTCAAATTCTGGATCTTTCTTAATCATACTTTCAACAAATCCTCTTTCTCTAGCTAAATCATCAATGTCAAATCTGTCAAAGTGTTTTACTGTTATAGGTAATCCTTTTGCAGTTTGTCTATTATTATGTAAATCAATTTGATGATTATAAACTTCTAGATAGTAATCAGTAGCTTTTTTGCTTTGTAAGCTAGAAAGTTCATCATATAACATCTTTAAATCTTGTTTAACACCTTTAGGTATAGTAGAAATAGAAGATCTAATTTCAAATTGTTCTAAATCTTCAAGTTGTTTCTGAGTTAAATCTCTACCAGATTCACTAAGATCTTTTAGTTCTCTATATTCTCTAGCTTCACCTCGTGATAAACCATTACCATTTTTAATCATGTCTTGGAGCTCTTGGATTTTCTCTTGAGCTTCTTTAATCTTAGCAATTTTCTCTTTAGATACAAGAATTCCATTAGGATGATTTTCTTCATCTCTATAAGCATATAACTGATCAATAATTAAATTCCAATACTCTTTAGTTTTTTCAACAATTTTAGAATCTTCTGCAAAACTTCCAGAAAGACTATTATAAATTGCATTTATCTTTTCTATGATTAATGCTTTGTCTACATAGAACTGTTTATCTATAACTTTTCTAGTATTCATATCATCCCATTCCTGTAACTTCTTTACATATTCAGGATCAAATCTATCAGGATATTTAGTTAAAAGTTGAGCTTCAAATAAACTTCTAGCTTTTTTAAATCTATAAATAGGCATGCTTTCAGGATCCTCATCAGACTCCCACTCAAAATATTTCTTTCTCTCAGTTCTATATTCTAATAGTGTTTGAGTGATACCCATTTCATCTCCTGTTTTGAGATTACCATCATTATCATATTCACTAAATAGCTTTTTATATTCTACCCAAAGAGTATCAATCTTAATTCTATTATCAATTTCAATTCTTTCTAATTCATTATCAATTAGTTTAACACCATTATTAATGTCTTCCATGATTTTATCATATCTCTCCCTGGCCATTTTACCAATTTCAACAGTAACTCCTGCATCATTTACATAAGTCTTTTTAAAGACATCATAAATTTTATAAACTTCAGGTTTCCATTTGTCATGCATGTATGTTCTTTTCCATTCTTGACGTTCAACCTCAAGAGTTGATGCTAATTCTGTATCACCACTTTCTAGTGCAGCATCAATATCATATTTAAATTTTGATAATACTACTTCATATCCTTTAAACGGATTTAAGAATCTATGAACCTTATGAGTTTTAAACTCACCAGTTTTAGGATCTTTATAACCTAGTTCTTCAGTATATGTAATTATTTTACCAAGTTTAGATACTAATTTAAAATCATCTAGACCAGCGTCTTTTAAAAGTTTTCTAGTCTCAGCTAAAAAATCATTAAAGTTTTTAGTAGCATTAAGTTCTACATCAATTAAAGCTTCTTTAACATATAAATCAAAACTTGATATAAGTTCATCTGGACTAGATACAGCACTCTCAACTAAAATACTTAAACCTAAACCTGATGGTTCAGGAGTTTTTCCTGATATAACTCTAGCTAGAGTATTTTCATCTCTAATATAACTATCTCTTTCTCTTTCTTTAGCAGCAATTTGTTCAGTAGTTGCACCTCTAGCAACCATTTCAGCAATACTTTTATCAAATTCTTTATTAAGAACTTCATTAATGCCCTTCAAATGCGGTGCTAAAATACCTGGTATTGCTGCTTCATTTTGTGCATAAACAGCAGTCATACCAATTTTAGCATTATTACTTGCTTTATTTAATAACTCAAAAACAGGACTAGATACACTAATACCTTCATCTACCATTTGTTGTTTAATCTCATCAAAAGTTTCTAGAGTTTGACTAAGATTTTTTAAGAAATACATATTCTTAGAAATAGTCAAAACTGAATCAACATCTGATCTAGATCTATTAATTTCAAGAATAATTTTTTCAATAGAATCATTGTAAGATTGTAATGAAAGAACTAATGCTTCAATTTGACTTTTTCTATAGTTGACTAAATCTAAAGGAGCTTCGTTTGTCTTAGTATAAGTTTGATACTTAGATAATGTAGATGACTCTTCTTGAAAGGGAGCTTCTAATTTTTCTTTTGAAATACTTTCTTT